TGAATGACTTTCTCTTAGCTTTATCAGCAGCACTTTCCCCTTTGCGCGGAGGCTTCGTCTTAGCACCCTGCATCCCGAAGCGAATGAGCTTCGGCTTGCCGCCGTCTTTAACGACAACAGCGTGCGACTTGCCGCTCGGATGGTTCGGCGTGCGGATGGGCTTATCAAAGCCCTCAAACGTATGGCCACCGCGTTTGATCTGCGCCATTACTTCTTCTTGCGCCCCCGAGCGAGGATGTCGGCATCGGCCTTCCTAGCGCCGCCTTTACCCGACACGAAGCTATTAACCCGCCCCATCGCCCAAGCGGCCATAGGGACGTTCCTCGAGCCGCTCGACAGGTAAGCGCCCTGCCCCCGTCGATAGACAGCAGCAAGTTGGCCGTAGGTGAAGCGAGTGCCTTCAGCCTTTTTTCTTAGCGCGGCTTTTGTTGCCTCGCTTAGTGGTTTTGCTTTTGGTGCCACCTTGCTTAGACCTCGAGGCTGAAACGGCTTTGATGTCGATGAACTCGCCGCGCTTGTAAGCCTCGGCAGTTCGCTTAATTTCTCTCGCTTTCGCAGAACGATTCTTAGCACCCGAGAGGTACTTCTTAGGCAGGCCAGTGGCCTTGTCCTTCGGAACTCGTCGCTGCTTTCGCGCCATCACTTCTTCTTTTTCTTGGGCTTCTTTTTACCCATAGCCGACTGGGGCTTTTTAGGGCCGTGGTAACCAGGCATCAGTCTGCCTCCTTAGGTGCTTCCTTTTTAGCGGCTTTCTTCTTTGCCGGGGGCTTCGGCGCTTCTTTCCCCTCGGGGGTGAATTGATACTTGCTGTGCAGCTCAGCCATTTGGATAACGGCGACGGAGTTGGTCCAACGTTAGCTCTGACCCGTCTCCACTAACAAACTTGCGAATCGCGTCAGTCGGTCCGTACTTCTTTGCTAACCGATTGAAATAAGGAACCTTCTCGGGGCCAAGAACATCGGCCTTTACTTCCTTGCTCTGGTCATTAAGCCACTGGCCATAGCTTTGTGTATCTGGCACCATGCCACCTTGCGCAGCACGTTTGCCAGGCTTCGGAGGAGTAAAGCCCAACGCCTCGTAATCGATAACAGGCACGGTCGTTGATCGACAGTTGAAGTGTTGCGGAGGCGTCGGCCCCTTGCCGTACTCAAATTCCCTCCCATCTAAGGCGCGGCAGATCGGGGACGTCCTGCTGTCGAGCGTTGCGGTGTATCGATACTTGCTCGTGATGTCTTGGTTTGCCTCGTAAACCTGCTGGCTAGCCGTATTCGCAACCTGGTTAATACTTGTGCGAACAACAGCCATTACTTGCCGATTCGCCATAGATGTCGAGTCACCTCCCGCCTGTACGACCTGACGAACGCTTCCTCGTTGTCCGAAACGCAAACGCCCTTTAAGACGACGGGCAATCTTGTCGGTCGATTCGCCCGTCAGTAATCCGTTCCGTACTGTTTTGGCAAATAGCTCAGCCTGGGCAACCGCTAGACCTCTAAACGACTTTTCAAGCACCTTCCCGTTCGGCAATGTAATTGCCGTTCCCTGTGCTGCCGTCAGCGAAAACGTCTGAGGTGCGCCAGTCACAGCGGCCTGCAGGTCATCGCTTAGGGAGACAACGTTGATCGCTGTCGGATCTACCGTTGCCACTGAACGCGCAAATTGCGGGCTGATCTGCACGCTACGGATCTGGTCACGCAACTCGATTGGTAATGCTTTGCGTAACTCCTCGAAAACGAATGCAGACTGCAGCTCGGCTAGGCCCTGCAACTCTGTAACCGCAATAGCAGTGCTAGATCCCGCCCATCCCTCGAGGGACTGTTTTAGTTGCGCGAGGATCGCCCGAAGCCGTGCAGCCTTTGCAGGCGCTGCAAGCTCATCAATGCTACGAAGCTGGTCAACAGCATCCAAAACAAGATCGTTATATGTAGTAACAATTCGCTTGGCAACGCCGTTACTAAACCGATTGAGATCGATTGCATTGCGAAAAAGAGCGGCAGGTGTGCTCATGTCGGCTCAATCCCTAACTCCTCTGCTGTCGCGATAGAAATCGCCGAAACATCTGCACCGCCTCTTAAAGCAGTGCCGACAATCTCCGTAAATTTCTCGACAACATGTTCATCGTATGTGTGGATGTTTTCCTCCCACACCCCCCACGGACGACCTTCTAAAAACTCGGTGATCCGGATAACAGCAAAGTATTGGTTCTGCAGCTCCTCTCGCGAGAAATAAAGGAGTTGCTTGCGCGTATTACTCCGACGGCTCATCCTCTTCGGGCTCTGCTTCTGGCATTCTGGCCTCTTCCTCCCGTGCCGGCTCCGGCTGTGATTGCGGGATGTCCGATAGTCCACCGTTCTGCGTAGCCTCGAGCTCCTCTTCGACGTCGAACTCGTCACCCAGCACTTCGCCTTCGGCGAGCTGGTCAAGCAGGGTTTTCTGCGTAATGGACCCGGCGCTGTAAAGCTGCAGCAAGGCTTGAATCTCTTGAGGCTCAAGACGAGACGCTAGGAAGTCGCGATTGACGAAGCTGCTGCCGACGTTGCGCTCCTGCATGTACTCCGCGTGGAAGACAAGGCAGTTATCGATTAGATCCTGCATCTGCTGCGCGATCACCATCATCGTCGAGTCGCCTTGGCTGCGGTCGATCTTCTTTGCCTCTGCCGTCTCCGCAGAAAGCTTTTGGCCGAGAACGGCAGCAAGGCCGAGCTCGTTGATTTGCTGCGCTACTTGCTCGAGACGCCTGAACTGGGCCTCGTAGCTACGACCGCCTGGCTCGATGTATTCGGCCCTGCCCTCAGCCGGGAACGCGATTGCCTCGCCTGGCCCGGCACTTACCTCTTCGGTCGCCTGCGGGAAGCCGTAGAACGCCAGCATCGGCACCGCACTGATGTGCAGTTGGTTGTCGAGGTCCGACTGGACTTGGTACTGCTTGAGGTTCAGCTCCGCAATGTCGGCAAGCGGCGGCCGTGATTCGAGGAGGCCGAGCCGGTTCGAGTAAGCGACAGAGAACGGGATCTCCGAGAGGCTCGTGCGCCCTTCGTCGACAACGACGAACTCACCGCGCTGATTCTTCTGGTGGATCTCAAAAGCGCCGGGAGTAAGCACCCTGACCTGCTCGATCTCTTTCTCGCCGTAGAGGCCGTCGGGCACCAAGATCTTCTCGACGAGGCGCAGCTGCGTTAAACGCTGCTTGCCGGCTTCCATCTCGTAGCGCCACCCAACGATGTCGCGCGGGGTGTACGTCACCCAGTAAGGGCGACCGTTCTGGCCTGCCGCCGGTGCATCGACTAGGACGCCAACGTGCCCGTAACGGATGCACTTGCGAGCCGTTTCGTAGGTCCAGACGTTCAGATCGTTGCCTTGTAGATCGACGTCGAAAAGCTGCTCGGTGATTACATCGGCAACGTCCGAAAGGCGCACGGGCTTGCGGGTCAGCATCCCGGCGAGCATCCGCTCGAGGCGTGCGTAAAACGGCGCAAGCACCGATCGCATCAACCTGTTGTCGTATGCCTCATCGAGCTCGCGCGGCTCCTGTGGCAGGTAGGTCCGATGTTTCTTGCGGATCCCGTAAGTGCCAGTCATCAGGGTCTCGATCAAGACCCAGTGCGGCTCCATGTTGACCCACGCCGTGTTCGGGTCGTTGACATTCGTCGCTGTGCCTACGCGTTGGCGACCACTAAGACCGGAATACACGGCAACTCCTCGCCTGATCTAATTAGTTTAGTAAAGGCGGATTCCTGTACCACGTCCAGCACGTTCGTGCAGTGGATTAAACGCGCCGAGGATTAGATAACCGAGCCCGTCAGTCCAGTGCTCGATGTTTGCCGATTTGTCGATCACATAGTCCTCGGCACCTTGCTTATAGGTGACGTTTTTGAGGGCCTTGATTGTGTGCTTACAACGCGGGTGGACGAATAATCGCAGGCTGCCTTTCGCTGTTCGGATCATCCAGTTCGTCGCGTTGATCTTGTCTTTTACCGACCAAGGAGCCTTCGGACTAATACAGCTAAACCCGAAGCGGCGGATGATGTCGTGGTCCGTTCGCCCGGCAGAGGACGTCTTGCGAGCCGAGCCTGTCGGGTCGGGATAGGCAACGATCTGCCGATCCGGGAACCGCTGCTTAAGCAAAGCGCATACCTCGTCGGTGTTCGACTGTTTGACGGCGAGCTCGTCCCAAATGTGCAGCGTGTCGCCGACCCTGCTGCCGAGAACACCCGCCATGATGCTGACGTTGAAGTCGGTGCCCCAGTAGATCGGTCCGCCCGTATCTCGCACGTCTTCGCTGATGTTCTCGTCGTCGAAGCCGGGGTAAACCCGACCCGAGAGCGTCTCAAAGCTCGCTAGGTATTCTTGCCTAAAGGTACGTTCATCGAGGGTGTTCCGCGCGGCCTCGATCTCCTCCGCCGATACGTTGCCACCCTGAATCGTCGTAAACGAGAAGGTGTCCCAGTCCGCTTGCTCCTGAGCCTGCTCCCACAGGTCGTGAAACCAGTTGAGGCCTGCCGGGGTAGTGATAAACCAGGCCGGACCGTTTTGGTCTGATAGAGCAGGACGGAGAACCATCTCCCACGCCGTCTGCTTGACGTAGGCGGCCTCATCGATCACAAGGGCCGAAAGGCTTACACCCCGCAGGCTGTCTTCGTTATCGGCACCACGGAGAGCGATCAGGCTCCCGTTAGCGAACTCGATCGACAGGTCCGACTCGTTCCGCTTTACGACGAGCTCCTCGGGGGCCATCGCCTTTAGCTGCCGCCATGCGATCTGCTTCGCCATCCGGTAGTTCGCGGTGACGTACCAGCAGAGGCTTCCGGGCTTCTCCATCGCCCAACAGATCAGCCGGGTGATGCAGAGGTAAGTCTTACCGAAGCGACGACCCGAGCACAGAAGCTTGAAACGCTTATCGGCTTCCCATACCTCGCGCTGCGGCCCGGTAAGCCCCTCCGCGAGCTGCTCGACGTAGTTGCTGCAGTCGGCCTCGCTAAACGCAACTGCCGACTCGACCGCCGAAAGGATCGAACCGCCGGGAACCGCCGCAAGGATGCTCATTCAAATAACCGCGCGACCTTCGCGGCTTGGTTAACGCAACCGAGAGCAACGCTGAGGTTTCCCGTCTTCCGGGCTTCTTTCTGAATGCTCGAGAGCTGGGCAAGGATCTCCGCAGTAAAGCTGCGCCGATCGATCTCCCAGTCGGCACGGATCAACTCTCTCGCCTTCGCGATGTAGTTATCTGTCTGCCGAT